GTAGTTATGTTTTCTATGTTTTCCGCATGGCAGAAACAAAAGCTGACGAACCAAAAAAGAAAAATCCTCTGCAAAAATTAAAGGAGGGCTTTGATGATAAAGAAGAACAACTTCAAGTCTTGTCTACATTTGTGAGGCTTGGCGTTGTTGTTTGGAGTGGGTTTATCTTAACTTTAAACTATGTAGAATTGCCAGGTTTAGGTAAACAAGAAAGGATCGACCCGACTTTCATAGCCTCGGTTTTCACGGGAGCTTTAGCGAGTTTTGGGCTTGAGACTGCAAAGAAAAGAGGAGATGGAACTTATAAAGCTGATGAAGAGAAAAAGAAAGCTCAAGCTGGTTCGGGAGGCGGTGTTCCTTACACAATGATTCGAGTTGAAACACCAATCAAGCTTGTACCAGTTGAACCTAAAATCGACCCAATAACAAATAAACCTATTGATCCTGAAAGTGGGAGGTTGACATGATGAGTGAAGATCTTTCGATTGATGCAAGACAAGAAACTCGTATTGTCTGCACAGAAATGAAGCTCAAAAGAGCAGAAGAAAAAATAGGAGATTTAGAAGATAGGGTCAGACTTTTAGAAAAAAGAGTATTCCAAGCTGCCGCAGTTGTTAGTGCTGCTCTGGCATTATTAGGTCTATTAGCACAAATCAGTAAGGCTTACTTATGAAACGCTTTCTTCCCCTACTGCTTTTATTAGCAACTCCAGCCAGTGCTGATATAGCAATCAAGCATACTCAATCAGCAAGCTTAAAAGTTGATGGAGCAGCAGTTCAAGCTATTAGAGTTCCATCTACTTACGCTGTCTCTGGTAATAACATGAAAGTTACTACTGGAGAACACTTTGGAAAGCTAACAGCAGGTACAGCCACAGCAGCAGCAACACTTGATGTTGGTGTTTACGAGATGAATACTGTAGGCAGTGCTTATTCTTTCGAGGAAAGCTGGCTCCAAGGAGATGCCATACCAGCAATAGGATCAGGAGTGGATGTCTCAGCAGGAGTTGTAGCTGATATGCCAGCCTTCGGTAACACAGTTGTCACCTCTGGAGGTGTAGCTGGAAACCTTGCTGGTACGGTCACAAGTGCAGGTGTTGTTACGATCACTGCTGGAGGAGCAGGTACTACAGCCACAGGTCAAACAAGTTCAGAAATAACTGTTAAATAGTGCATAAAATATATAAGTTATTACTGCTTATATCCTTTACAGGGACTAGCGTTTCTGCTGTTCCCGTTGTGCCAACCTTCTCAACTGGTACTCTAAACAGCAGACAAGAAACTAAGACTGTAGTCAACGAGACTATCACCTCAGTTGATTACCGTTCAGGATATGAATACGTTGTCTCTGGGCATAATATCGAACCACTAAATACAAACACTATTTCACCTAAAGCCGTATTAAATACACCTCAAACCGTTGATAACATCACCTTTACATGGACATCAGTAGATGTAACACCAGCAAACAAACCCGACTGGGGAATAAAAACTGCTGGCAACGCTTTTTCATTCACAGAAACCCTATCAAATCCTGGCCTTTCAAATGTAACAACAATCAACCGAACCACAACAACAGAATCTATTGTGGAATCGGTATCTGTCTTTACTCAATAACATTTAGTCAACCAGTATTTGCAAACGCTACAACAATAGCCTCTCCAAGTGCAACATCACAAGGCTCGGTGATCAATCAAGGTATCCAGGTTCAAAATGGTAGCTTTATGTTTCAAGAAGTAGGTGATGGAATCCGTTGCAGTGGAACGACTCTTACAATAAATCCCTTCATCTC